ATCGTCTTGCTGGTCGATAAACACAGCCGTGCAGAAATCGGAACTCCAACTAGTCCCGTTCGGGTACTGACTCGCGTTAATCAACCAACTCCCCTGGTCGCGATTGCCGGTGAAATAGGAGCCGCCGCGTCCGGACCGGTATTTCCCCTTGTCCTCCCAATCGACCATATTCTGGTTGTAGCGAATGCTGCCATTGCCCTTGCGCTGTTTCCAGTCAAACAATGGCACGTTGTACCGGAGCTTCGGGAAGAACGACTTGTCGTAAATCCAGATACTTTCACCGGAGCCGCCAAATTCCAGCGTTTCAAAGTTACTACGCGGTGCACCTGCGGGAGTTGTTCGGACGCCTTGTCCGCCAAACGTGTTGCAAACCGTGATGTCCGCAACTTCCATGTTGAGATACTTGGAATTGTAGAGAAACTTCGAGCGCTGGCTGTCCGGCGTGGTGCGCGGATCGTCGGCGTCGCTTTTCGTGATTTTGAGGCAGCCTGCGCCGGTAGAGTCGACGCCTATCATTGTGCGGACCATCAGCTAAAGATCTCGATCGTGCCGTTGTTGAGGTTGATTTTCATTTTGCCGTTCAGTGACTGGAGCAGACCGGCCGTGACCGTTCCTATGTTGGCAATTGCCAGCTTCAGCTCGCCGTTTTCGAAGACCATCGGGTAATGGCGGCTGTTACCTGAAGTGACGAGGAACTGATCGGCCTGGACGGCCATGCGCGACTTCTGCACGCCGCCCTCGGTGTAAAGCTCCACATAGAAGCCAGACACCTTGAAGCTCTGGCTGGTGCCGGCCCGAAGCAACACCGAGAAACGGGCATCCACGCCCGTCGGCGCCGCCACAGCTTCGAACTTCACCAGACCCTGTGCGAACCGCCCGTTGAAATCGGCACTCACGCCACTGATGCTGGTCGCGAGCGCGCTATCGCCATCGGCGCGCGCGGTCTCCTCCTGGATCAGACGTGCCAGGTTGCCATCCACTTCGGCGTCGAGCGAAGTGATGGAACTGGCAAGGGCGCTGTCGCTGGTTGCGCGAACGGTTTCCTCGGTGATCAGGCGTGCGCTGGTCGTGCCGAGGCTCGCCTGTAGATACCTCAGCAGCTGCGCCGTGGCCTCATTTTCAGAGGCTCGCACACGCCGCTCCTCTGTGATCTGAGCAAGCGCATCACCAATCGTCGCAACGATCTGCTGACGCTCGATCTGACCGACGGCACCTTCGAGCGAGAAGGCATCCAGCAGCTCGACCAGCCGCGGCCGGAAGAACTCGTCCATCTCCTGCTGCAGTTCCTTGAAACGGTTAAGCGCATCGTCCTGTAGTTGCTGCAGGCCGGTGAGCAGCGTCTGCAGCCCGGTCGGCTGCGCCGTCGTCATCCACGGCGTATAGGTGCGCAGCCGATCGGGCACCGTCGTGATCGTCGCCCGCGCATTGTAGACCTTGCCGGAAACGACGTTCTTCGTGGTGCGGAACAGCCCGTCCTCGGGCGAGGTGCACTGATCCTCGAACAGCTCCGTCGTGCCCTCGATCTGATAGGAGAAGCGCACCGCCGTAATCGTCGGATCGTCCGGCGGGGTCCAGGTGAACAACAGCGCCGGCGTGTCGTAGCCCTGCGCGCCGTTGATCATGCCGACGGCAACATTGAAGTTCTGCACGGTCGAGAGCAGCGACGGGTTGATCGGCGGCGTCGGCGGGATGACGATCGGGCCCGGCTGGATACCGGCGTCGTCATAGATCGAAGCGCTGGTCTCGGCGAGCACCAGCGTGATGCGCAGCCGATCGTCGGCCCGCCATTCGCTGATTAGCCAGCTCTTGCCACGCCAGGTGATCCACTCGCCTTCCTGCACCGCAAGGCCAAAGCGACGGCTGACGGGAGCCGTCGCCTTGCCGCCCATGCGGTTCTGCCGATAGCGGATGTTGAGCAGATACTGCGCAATGTCCGGATCGGTCACCTGCAGGAAATCGATGCTCGTCTGCCGGTTACGGCCGTCGGCGGCGATGTCTGCATTCACATAGACCGGCTTCAGGCTCTCCGGGTTCCACATCGATTCGATCGAGGTGAACTGGCCGGAAAGGTGATTGAAGCGCTCGAAAGCCGAAGGCCGGAACTGCACGTCCTTCGCCCGGTCGATCGGAATATCGGCCGCGGTCAGATCCTTGACCGGGATCTGCGGCGCGCCGGGAATGACGCCGGAGAGGCCGCGACGGTTGAGGCCATAGCCTGCCATCGCATCGTCGAACTGCTTCAGCACCTCGGTGTGATCGTCGTCGCCGCTGACGAACAACGAGCACTCGTAGGTCTTTTTGCCGTTCGCCCGCAGCGTGTCGCAGACGTTCATCGCTACGAAATAGGTGGCGAGATCGATCTGGCCGAGGCTCTTGCCCTCGCCGATCAGCGTGCGGCCCGAGATAAGCGCGCGCAGTCCGAGCTGGTAGTTGAGGCGGTGCACGGCAGGGTTCTTCGTGTGCGCCCAGGTCGAGGGCGTACCGAGCCGCTGCGGCCCAGAGCCACCGGCAACCGTCGAGTCCTTGCGCGGATCGTATTCGCGCAGGCCGCGCAGCACGAATTCGAGTTCCGGCCGGCCCTTCGAGCCGAAGAGCTTGTCGCTATAGACGCGCTCGACGACGACGTAGCAGATGCCGGCATTGACGCTCGTGCTGTTCCACTTGTTGCCAAGGGCCGCGGTGACGTCGACCAGCTTCTGATCGACCAGCTGGCCCGGCCTGCCATCATAAAAGCGGATGGTCAGGACCGGGTCGCCGGAGCCGTTGACGAAACCATCGATATGATAGTTCGCGACCTCGTTGCCGATGACCGGCCGGGACACGAGCGCTTTCTTCTCGCCATAAATGTAGACGTAGGGCTCCAGCCCGTCGCACCAGCCGTTCGCAAGCACAAAGACCTCGGCATTCCATTTGTTGCCGCTGCCCCACTTCGCATAGAAAGTCCGCTGCCCCTTTGTCTTGCCGACGCCGAAGAGCGTGCCGACCGGCACATCCCCGCCGAACTGGATCTCGCCCTGAACGGCCGTGTACTTCCGCTTTTGCTGCTTCTGCTGGGCGAGCTTGCCGATCGCCAGCTTGGCACCGAAGGCGAGCGCGCCGCCGATGAGGCTGGCAGCGAGCGCAGAGCCGCCGAACAGCGCACCGGCGATCGCGGTCGCGATTGAAGTAAAGATTGCCATGTCAGGTTATCCGAGGTGAAAGGCTGCAATGACGTCGGCGAGGCCGTGATCGCTCCGGCCGCGCTCGGTCTTGGTCACGAAGCGAGCACCGAGGCAGATGCCGACATGCTCGGCGCCATCGGAGAGGCGCAGGATGACGAGATCGCCGAGGCGCGCTTCCGCCCCGCCCTTCGGCTCCTGGCCGAGCTCGGCCGAGAAGAAGCTCACCAGCGATGCGTGCCCGCGCCGGCGCAGCGCCCGCTGCGCGCCGGCAAGCGTGCGATAGACGCCGCGATACTTCTCGGCCACCGCCGAGCCCGTCAGCGCGTCGATGAAGGCGCAGCCGAGCATGAAGCAATCGGCCGAGCCATAGGCATAGGGTTTCGCAAGCTGACGCGCGAGCGTGGCTTCAACGATGCGGAAGCGATTCATGGCTATCCCTGAAGGTCAGAAATCAGCGCGAAACCTGTCCCCATTCCTCGGGGATGGTCGCATTCGTCGCCACGTGCTCGAGGCCCGTGTCGGTCGGACTGTTGTCGAACTGCTGCTCGGCCTGCGAGCGCCTGACGCCGGTCGAGCCCCGCGCCGAGCGGCCGGGCGGCTGCAGGTCGATCATCATCGTCAGCGTCCGCTCGGAACCAGAGACCGCGCCTTCGTTGTAGCGGACCTGGTCTATCTCGTAGATCGTCGACACAAGGATGCCGACGACGTTGCTCGTGTTCGGCTCGCCGGCGAGCGAGGTGATGATGACAGGCGCGTTCTGGTAGTTGAACTCCTCGATCCGCGCGACCGCGTCCTCAGGATCGGTCACCGGAATGTTGGAGAACACGATCGTGCGCGTGGTCACGGCAACGCCGACGGCGCTCACCAGGTCGCCGGGCTGCAGAAACCGGTTCGGCAGGTACACCAGGCCGTTATAAGTGAACTTGCGGCCGCCGCGGTGATAGCCGACCGTCTTGCCGGGCAAGTCGAAGCGGATGAGGTCGAGCAGCGCGAATTCGCCGCTCTCGATCAGGTCCTCGACCTCGGGAGAAAGGACGCTCATGAAAGGAACAGCTCCGTTGCGGTAAACTGGACACTATAGTTCGTCCAGGCCTTCGGCATGCTGAAGCTGCCTGCATCCATCTCCATGATGCAGGCAGGTTTCTCAAAATGGACCGTGCACGGCAGGGTGAACACCTGCAGGTCGAGGCCGAAGCGGATCTTCAGCGTCACGACGCCGGCGCCGCTTGCAGTCGCGGTCTGCGTGATCCGGTGCAGCGATCGCACGTAGGTCGATTTCCGCACCTCTACATAATCCCCGGGCGCCAGCTTGAAGCCAGCTGGCAGGCCAGAGACAACAATCGTGTTGCGGTCGGTAATCGACTGAAGCACCGCGTCCCCATTGAAAGCCCCGCCGCCGGCCTTTACGCCGGCAAGTGGATTGCTACCCTGATAGGCGATCGGTCGCGGCCGATGCGCATCGTAGCCGGCGATATAGCCGCCGTCGCTCGCATCCATGTTGAAGGCGTCGAACAGCGCCGCCTCCGCCGTCGTCAGCTTCGACGCCGAATAGGAGGCGATCCAGTAAGGCGTGCCGAAATAGGCGGTCTCGGTGCGGCGGCCTTCCATGCGGTTTGTATCGCGGATGCGCACCGGGTCGAAGCTGACCTGGCCGTAGACAACGCTCGGAAGCGAAATGAGAAACGCCATCAGAAATCTTCCCCGCCGTTCTGGCGATAGTTGGCACGCGCCTCCTCGTTGCGATGGATCAGGCGCACGGCTTGATCACCCGTCTGCTCGAGGATGCTGGCCAACAAATCCTTGCTCAGCACGATCTCGACGACGGTCCGGCCGCCTCCCTCGCCTTCTGCCGACGCGCCGGACAGCTTGCTTGGCGCGATGATCCGGCCGTGGCTGGTCGGCGCAAAGAACTCGTCCTCGTATTCGTTGACGCGGTAGATGCGACCTGGCGAGACATCGCCGCCGCCGGCGCGCGCCCCGCCGTAGCCGAGGAAGCCGCCGAGAGTAGTCGTCGGCACAAAGTTAGAGGCGGAACCGCCTCCGCCGCCGAAGATCTCGCTGAAGAGAGAACCGAAAAGCCCCTTCCCGTTCGTCTGGACATTGATGATCTCGGAAAGCAGTGCCGCGATCGCCTCCTTCGCGTCGAAGCTGCCGTCGACGATGCGCATCAGCTGATCGTCGAGGACCTGGCCCATCCGCTCCACCGCTTCCTCGCTGCGCTCATACTGCTCGGCGAGCGCCTCCTCTGCCGCAAGCTGGCGGTATTTCTCATCGATCAGCGCCGAGATCTGCTGGCCTTCCTTCGACGTCGCCTCCACGCCCGCCTCGCGTAGCGCTATCGTACGCTCCCGCTCGATGTCGGTGAGGCCGATGACGGCCAGCTCCTCGCGCAAGGACGTGATCACGTCGTCGATCGCCTTCTTTTCTTTTTCGGCCTCAGAGATTTTCTTGGACCGTCCGCCGCCCTTCTCTTCCGCAGGAATTGGGGTCCAGGTCCGATCTGACGGGCGCGCCATTGGCTTGAGGCGGTCGTTCAGGATGCCAGTAATCTTGGCATCTTCCTCAGTGAGCTTGGCAAGCTCAGCCTGCATGGCCGCGATTTGACCTGTGTACCCGGCGGCATTCGCGTTCTTGCTATTCTCGAAGCCGAGACGCTTTGCGACATCTGAAAGCTTGTCGACTTCGTCACTCTGCGCTTGTTTGGTGGCGAGGATCTTGTTCTCGATCTCCAAGCGTCGTTCAGCAATTTCCGCCTGCCGCCCCTCCAGCGTGCTATTCATCTGGTTTTGGAAATCCCGAAACCCGTCGATGAACTCCGCGAGGCTATCCGCCGCCGAGACGATGGCCGATTTCAGCTTCGTGCCGACGGTGGTCGCGAGCATGTTGAACTTGCGGTCAACTTCTGCCGCCTTCTGGATCATCTGCTCGTCGAGGACGATGCCTAGGTCGTTCGCAGCACGGATGGTGTCGCGAATGCCGGCTTCGCCCGCCTCGATCAGCTGCACGAACTGCTCGCCGCCGGCGCCGCCGAAGATCTCGTCCATGATGCGGATCTGGGCTGCCTTATCGAGCTCACCCAGCCGACCGATGATCTCGGTGAAGAGCTCGGCTGGGTCCTCCAGCTTCTGCTTCAGATCCTCAGCGGAATAACCAAGGCGCTGGAAGGCCTCGGCCGCCGAACCGCCGCCAGTGACGATGAATTCGTCGGCGCGGAGGTTCAGCTCCTTGATCCCGTCCGTCAGAGCGTCGATGCCGACGCGGTTCTGCTCGGCGACGAACTTGAGTTCCTGAAAGCTCTTGACGTCGAGACCGGCTCGCCGCGCCTCGTCACCGATCGAGGCGATCGCGCCGGCCGCGTCGCGCAATGCGGTCACGCTTGCCGCGGAAACAAGCCCGGTTACGAGACCGGCGCCGCCGGCGACGAGATTTTTGATGCGGCCGAACGAAGCCACTACATCGGTCGCCGTCGACCTTGAAAGCGCTCGCACGCGCGCAAGCGCTGATTCGAAACCCTTCGGGTCACCCGAAATGGTGACGGGAATATCGGGACGACTCATGGGTACCTCGTTGCGAAAACGAAAAAAGGAGCTACGCTCCGCCACGACAGGGAGGGGCGAATGCTCAGGATTTTGCTGGCTTTACTGGTTGCCGCCGCAGCCGCCGACGCGAAGGCTAAGTGCAATCAAGAATTGCTGAGTGTCGACGATTGGGCCGCGCGCCAGGTGAACGAACGCAACATTGAGGTGACCGTGAGCGTCCGCTCACATTCGAAAAAGCCGATCCGAATGATTGAAGCAATCGTCGGCTTCACTGATGCTCTTGGGGCCGACATCGGTGCAATCATCCTAGAGCGCGATGTTAACGTCGCCGCCGGCGAGCGGTTTGTCGATAAAGGCTTGTGGACACCGCAGCGCTTCGGTCGATTGCTCAAGGTGCGGAAGCAGGACGTAAAAACCGACACTTGCGTAACCGCTGTTCTGTATGAAGATGGGTCGAAGGAGACTTTTTAAGTCTCCTTCACACGATTTCAGGCTCTCAAGCCGGTCTGCGCAAGCACCTTCAGGGCGCGCGTCGAAGCCGGGGACGAACAGGCATCCTCGTACCGGTTTCGGCCCCCGCGATTACGCAAGGTCAGGTGATCGAACACGTCAATGCCGAGCTCCTCAGCAACTCGGCGATGTTCGCTCCAGAGGAAGAGAAAATAATCTTCCATATCCTCTCGGGTCGGAGCCGGTTCAGCATGCGCCGGCGGTAAGGACGCGCCTGCAACGCTCAATGAAATGCCGAGAAGTGCGGCTCGTCGCGTAAGCAAATTTTCGGAGCCGTTGCGTTTTGCAACAGGCTCATCTAGATTCTCAATCATATCAATGAACTCTTGTTGATATCGGGAAGAAGGCGACGCTGGTTCTCAGGCCGAAGCGTCGCCTTTTTCTAATTCCTGATCGCGCCTCATGCGCTCGCGGACGGCTCGCACCACCTCCGCATTCCTCGATGTCAGGTTCTCTTTCGCCTTTTCGTCCAGGTACGCCGCAGCGTCGGCTGGCAGGCGGAGCGTCATTCTTACCTCTTCCATAACCCCTCCTATGCCACACCGTGTGGCATCACGATGTGTGGCATATGTGTGGCATATCGGTCAAGTCATACTTGTGTCATTGGTGTGTCATGGCTAGGGAAGATCTCCACTTTCGACTTCGCATCCCGGAGGACCTGAAAAACAAAATTCAGGCCGAGGCCGAACTTAATCATCGCTCCATGACTGCCGAAATCATCGACCGGCTTTCGGACAGCTTTACCAGACGGCTAAGCAAGAACGCCGCCGCAAGCTTGATTGACGAAATTCGAAATATCGTCCTCGGCAGCAATGTACATGACTTGCTCGACGATGAGGTCGGTCAAGCCTTGATGGACTACACCGTAAAGAATGGGTTGAGCGACCGAGGCGCCCTCACAAAGCTTCTGAAGCAGGCGCTGAAAGCAAACGGATATATGACGGAAAGCGAAGCTCCTTAGGCTCCGCTCCCGATTACCTTCGCATTCGGATTGCTCTTGAGCGAAGGCCGTACACCGTGCTCGGCGGCGATGCGCCGGACCTCCTCTCGGGAAATAAACGGCCCGCCACGAACATTCCCGGAAAGCCCCTCCAAGGTCATCTCGAACTCTGCCGCCGTCGCCTTCCAGAAGGTCTCCGGCGACCAGCCGAGCATCTTCGGGTTCGTGGCGATACGGTACAGCGACTTGAGATGGTCCTTGATCAGGAGGGGCTTACGGGCTTTCCCAGGACGGCGTCTCCGGCGATCTGCGTTGCCGTTCGCTCGTCTCGCCGGATGGTCCCCGCAGCGATGTGTGCGGACAGCGCCTTTTCGACCGCCTCGCGCCAGGCGAGCTGGTCGGCGGCCGAGATATTGTCGTCGTCGAGGATCTTCGCCGATAGCGCCGAGATCTGATCCTCGTCGTCCGCCACGATAAGGCAGCGGACGGCGCAGGCGACCGCCTTCGGCTCGAAGCCGAGCAGACGGCCGTAGAGCTCGTCGAGCGTGCGGGCGCCGATCGCTTCGGAGAGGCGCGCGAGCCCGGAGAAGGTAACGGCGATGCGGAATTTTATCGCACCGATGCGAACATCCGCCTCGCCGCGCAATGGGTTTGCATGCGACATGAAACTCTCCGGGTTAGACGGCGGGTACGAAGGTGAGAGCGCCGGTCATGGCGCAACGGATGTCCGCCTGCAGTTCGTTGGTCTTGTCGCCCGAGAAGGTCATCGAGACGAGCATATCACCCTCGAAGGTACCGACGCCGGGCACCGTGACCTGGTATTCGGTGATGACCTGGTTGACCGCATCCGCGGTTACCGCCTTCATCGTGACGGTATCGACGAAGGCGCCCTGCCCGCTGAAGCGGATGGACTGGACGCCGTACATCAGCGCCAGCGTGAGCTTGCTGCCGGGATCGGTGCAGCTCGGCTTGGTGATATCGATTTCCTCGTTGTTGATCTCGAGGGATCGCTGTTCGGTAATGCAGGCCAAAACGAAGGCGCCTGCACCGTCGGAGCGGGCAAGCGTAAGCTGACGGCCGAGAGCCATGGCAAAGTCCTCTTTTGCTGGTGGGAGTGGTGGCGCTACAGCGCAGCCTGTCCCGGATTGGCGGCAAGCGTCTTGTAGGCGATCTGGTAGTTGAGCGAACCGGCAAGCAGCGAGGTGCCGGTTTGCGGATTGACGAAATACTGCTCGGTCTGCAGCAGGGCTTCGATGGCAAGGCCGCCGAAGGTGATGTCCGAGGCCATCGCGGCCTCGATCAGAACGCAAAGCCGGTCGAATTCCTCTTCCGGCTCATCGTCCCGCAGGTGCACGACGATCGAGAGCGGCAGGGACCGGTCGTAGCCGTCCTCGCCGGCAGGCCCCGATGAGGGCCGGACCGTCAACGTCTCCGATCTATCGGCCCAGGTGACCGTCAGAGCCGGCAGCTTCTCCTGCGGGATGGCGCCCTTACGGCCGCGCTTCACCTTGTCCGCACCGGAGAACTCCGGAATGGCGGAGAGGCGCGCGACGACAGCCGCGAAAATCTGGCTGCGGAGATGCGACATCAGGCGACCGAGCGACCGAGGTCGCGAAGCGCCTGGTTCAGCACTGAGGCGGAATAGCCGGCCTCGAGGATCTGGGCGCGGCCCTTGCCGCTGTCCAACTGGCGGCCGATGTCGGCGCGAACCGCCGAGCGGAGCCGCGACGGCAATTGCGGCCACGGCCGCTGCGTCATGGCGCCAACGGTCTGGCGCGCCGCCTTCTTTTTGGCGCTCTCTTCGGTCGAAAACAGCGTGGCGCAGAGGTCCGCCATCGGATCGACCGCGGCGGCCGGAGCCTGCTCCTGTTCCTGTGTTTTCATGGTCAGATGTCTCCGGCAAGCGAGATGCGGAGCATGGCACGCGCATCGTCGTCGATGTTGATGACCTGGTAGGTGACGCCGCCGATCGCTACGCTGTCACGCTGGCTGGCGAGACCTGGCACCGCAGAGGCGGACACGGCAAGCAGATGGGTGGTGCCTTCGACCGCTTGCTGCTGCTCCTCCGCCAGATCGGTTTCCCGCCACACTCGCAGGATGACCCGCACGGCAGGCCTGGCGACGCCGTCGACCGTGAACACGGCGTCGGCATTGCCGAAGGCCTTGGCGAATTTCGGCCCCATCCGTTCGAACATGGCGGGACGCAGCGTCATTTCGGAGCCTTGAGCTTTTCGATCTCGGCCTGAAGCTTGGTGACTTCTCCGGCGAGCGTCGCATTGTCGGTCTCGAGCTGCTCGTTCTGCTTCAGCAGCGCGTCGCGATCGCCGATTGCACTGTCACGCTCCGCCGTCAGCCGGTCATTGTCGGCCGAGAGCTTGTCGTTGTCCGTTGAAAGCTTCTCCTGCGCCTCGCGAAGCTTGTCGAGGTCGATAGAGCCGGGACCGGCCTTGGTATCGGGGCCGGCGGTAAAGGCGCCGAAATTCTTGCGGAAATTATCGGCCTCCTCGGCCGTGATCCCGCCGGTACCGACCGGAACGGGCTCGCCGGGCGCATAAGATTTCTTGCCGACCTTCACGGTCACATTGAACTGCTCGGTTTTCTTGCTCATTGGAGCATCCTCTTAAGTCGCGATATCCGCCGGCTAGAAACCGGCGGATATGCGGATGAACACGGGTTGGAAGGGATTATCGAACCAGCGCGAACAGGCTGGCATCCGGCTCCGGAGCGATCGGAAGCGGTGCGGCCTGCGTCTGGACGATGGTTCGGGACGGGTTCCTTTCCTGCCACATGTCCGGGAAGCGCTCCATCGGCAGGAGAGTGGCGTTGTCGAGGATGGCGCCGTAGGCGAAATGGCCCTGGAAGCCGAAGGGGTCGAAGATCCCGACGCCCATAGACGGCCAGAAGTTGTTGCGCACGCCGCCGACCGTATAGGGCTGCGAATACTGGATGAAGGTCAGTTCGCCGATGGTGCCGAGAACAGCGTAGTATTTGTTCTCCGCGCCGGTGCTGACCGGACCCAGCTGCATGATGCCGCCATCCTGGCGCCGGTTGTCGAGCGCCTCGAGGAAGCGCAGCGACTTCTTCAGGAGACCAGCAGCACCCGGGCCGAGCAGGACCTCGCGAGCGGTGAAGCCGCTGGTATCGGAGAGGAGCTGCGCCCATGCCTCGACATCGTCCATCGGATCGACGCCAACCTCGCCCCAACGGGCGGCGCCGGCAAGCGCGATCGTCAGCGCGGGATTGCGACCGAAATTGACCGTCTGCGTCGGATAATCCTCGCCCTCGACGATCACCTGCCCGGTACGGATAACCTGCGAGCACATGAACTCCTCGCGCCGGGTGATCCGCTGGTCCTGGTCGTCGATGATAGTCGCCAGATTGTAGGCGTAACGCTCTGCCGGAGAGTTGCGGCCGCCGATCGGCTCGCCCGGCATGCGGATCATGTTGCCGCCCGGACGAAGCGTATTTTGGGGCTTAACGTAGGCCGGCGTGAAGCTGGTCGCCTTGAAGCCGCGGTTTGCCGAGTCCTTGCCCGGCACGTCCGGGTGGACGAACGGCGCAAGCTCGCGATCCGGCAGGATCTTGTCGAACACGATCTGTTCCATGTCGGAAAGGACCGTGGTCGAGAAATAGCGATCGCGCAGGAAAGCTTCCGGGCGATCGCGAGGCGGCAGAACCGCAACGAGTTCTGCGGTGGAGAGGAGAAGTTCTTCCATGTGTGTCGTGTCCTTTCGGTCTCGGGCTTACTTCAGGACGCGCACGTAGAGGGGAGCGCCTGCCTTGCGGAAAGCGGCCTCGACGGTTGCGGCCGTGTGTCCGGCGCCCAGAATGAGTTTCGTCGAATCGAAGGCGCCGCTTGCGTAGGCGGCGGCAACGACGTCGCCGGCGGATGCGTCCACGTCGAACGCGAGGACAAGAGACGGCTCTTCGG